GCAGTCCTTGAGATGGGCTATACTTTCCCGCCACGGACCATTGGCGCAGTTGGCTAGCGCGTCTCCATGACACGGAGAAGGTCACAGGTTCAAGTCCTGTATGGTCCATTCACACATGCCGCGCGCATCATGCATCGGGGTGCATTGAGACGCAAGGGGCAGCACCGCAAATCCAGCAAAATCAAGGGGAAAACGCTCGGCGGTGTCATTGCTGCGAGGGCTTGCAGGACCATGCATCCCGCCCGTTCCTCCACACGGTGGAGGAGCACTTTTGGGGGGTGTCTCCCCGTCTGGCCCTCCACCCCCGGCCGCCCTGCGGAATGATGCGTCCGTCGGCCGAATGTAGTGGGCGGTCGCCACGCGGGGGCTGTTGCCCGCGTAGGCCGCCGCCGCCGCGATACCCTCGGCTCCGTACCAGTCCGTCTCGCAGGACGCCCGCAGGGTGTGGAACGGCCTCGGCCACGGCTTGACCTTCGCCGCCTTGATGGCCCGCGCCAGCCGCATCCCCGGGTTCGTGTGCGTCCGCAGCGTCGGCAGGATGAAGCCGTCGGCCTCGCGTGACCGCGAGTAGGCCTCGAGCATGACCGCCTGCAGCCTCGGGCTGATCGGCACGACCCGAGACTCCTTGCCCGACCGCTTCGTCTTGGGGCTCTCGACGCGCAGAGCAGCGGGGTGCTCCCACGACACATCCGACCATCGGAGGTTCGCGATCTCGCTCGGCACCCGCAGGCCACCGAACCGCGCCAGTGCCACGAGCACCCGCAGTTCGGGATCGCAGGCCGCCAAGAGGCGCTCCGCGTCCTGAACCGAGAGGTACACCTCGCGGGCGCGGTTCGGACCCACGAACTTCGGCACATCCTCGAACGGGTCGCACGAGGCGAGCCCGATCTTGCGCGCGGCCTTGATGGCCGACGAGACCACGCCGCACATCTTCCGCACCGTCGCCTCGGCCATCGTGTCGCCGATGCGGCCGTTGCAGCCAAGTAGGTAGTCGCGGAAGCGCGCGCCGTCGGTGGGGTCCAGCGTCGACAGCACGCGGCCGCCGAAGTGGATGCGCGCATGACGCAGCGCGCGCGCCCAAACCTCGCGCGTGCCCACGGTCGCCATCTTGCGGACGGCCTCGCGACCGTGGTGCTCCTCGATCCATGCCGCGATCTCGCGGTCGCGCTCGCGGCGGGGGAGCAGTCCGTTCTCGACGAGCCGGTCGTAGATGCGGTCGCTCACACCGGCGAAGTACGCCGCGACGGCCACATCGGGCGCCTGACCCAGCTCGCGCGACGCGATCAGCCGCTTCAGGTGCTTCAGGAACTCTTGCCGCTCGCGCTCGGTGGTGCCGCCCGACAGCCGCAGCTGCCCGCGCCTGCCGTCGCTGCGCTTCCACTCGAACCGCCAGCCGTTGCCATCGCTGTAGAAGCTCGCCATGTCACCACCTCCAAAGGTATTCAGATGCCTGTGCGCTTCGCCGCTTGCGCTCGTCGAAGGTCACCGCGCCGATCGAGACGCGCTCGAGCGCGCCAGCCTTCATCATTCGCCTCAGCCACACGCCGACCGCAGGCTGCTCGACCCGCAGGATCTCGGCCGCGCTGCGCTGCGACAGAAAGAACGGACGCGACGGGCTGCGGGCTTGGAGCGCCGCGCACATCCGCGCGAGCATGAGCCAGTTCTCGCCAGCGTTCGGAAAGTGCTCGGCCATCAACGGGGGGTCGGCCGCCTGCTTGGCCTCGATCGCGACAGAGCCGAGCCCGAAGAGCTTCTCGTCGTATCGCTCCCACGCATCGAGGAAGTGCGCGACGATCTCGTCGTGCGGCTTCTCGGTGTTCGCCTGCCAGCGTTCGATCCACTGGTGCAAGAGCCGCATCACGGCATCGGGCGGCTTGTCGCCCACGCCGGGCATGGCGTGGCGCGCACTGGTCGCCAGCTTGAAGATGACCTTGTTGGCGGTGCCTCGGCTCGGGATCGGGAACTTGGCGAAGACAGAGGCGATATCGCCGAAATCTCCGATTTCCCCAGTCGCTGTTCTCCCATCTCCCATCTCGCATCTCCCATCTCTCATCTCACATCTCCCAATGGAGAAAACAGCGCCGCCGCCATCGGAAATCTCGGATTTCCGTCCGAACAGCCCACGCCACGAACTCGGCATTGGTGCGATATCACGGAACGATCCGCGCGTGACGGTGTACGCGCCGCTGTAGTCCTTGCCGACGAACACAGAGCCCGGGCCTGCCGTGTACTGGTCGCCCGCCAGTGCATCGAGGTCGCTTCCCTTGCCCAAGGCGTGGGTCTTCTTGACCAGCGACCGATCCTCGCAGCGGTAGTAGAGATGACGGCCTCCCGGTCGCGGACTCCTCACCTCGAGCGTCTCGGGCAGTCTGCCGAAGTCTGCGCTGCAGCGCGCGAGGGAATCCTCGCCCTTGGGCCCGTCCACATCGACCACGACGAGCCCGCTCGCGCCAAGGTGCACACCCCAGTTGTCGCCGCCTTCGATCCACCGCCTCAGCTCGTCGCAGTCGCACGGCGTGCGCCACGCCTCGGCGCCGCTGTAGAACAGCGCCTTGGTATTCGCCTTGACGCGGACCACGGCGACGCCGCTGTCGAAGGCCTCGATCGCGTGCTTGCTTTCGATCATGGGGTCGCTCCGTCCTCGTCGATCGACGCGAGCGATGCGGCTTGGTACGGACGGAGTTTCACTCGACGCCCCCTCGCTTCAGTTCGGGCGGCAGCACCTCGTAGTGCGCGCGGCCGATGAAGCCGGTGCCTCGGCAGGCTTGGCAGTGCTTGTCCTTGCCGCCGCAGTACGGGCAGACGGCGTAGGGGAGCGCCGAGAGCCGCAGCGTCGATGCGATCGTGTCGAACGCCGCCGCGATGATTCGGAACTGGACGCGGTGGTAGCCGTCGAAGCCGTCCTTCCGCACCGTCTCCGACTTCAGGGCGCTGAGGCTCGACAGGAGCGCGTTGACCTCGTCCTTGTGGTCTTGGAACGCCTCGGCGATCTCGTCGGGGACGACTGTGCCCGTCGCATCCCGCAGGGGCTCGGGCTTTGCCTCCGTCCGCTTCGCAGGCGCCGCCGCAGGCTCTTCCACCTCGTCCGAGTCGTGCCAAGGGTCGGACGGCTCAGCGGGGCTCTGCGTGGCTTCCTCGCGGAACGAGTCGCGGCGCGCGGGGTACATCTTTCCATCGAGGCCGAGGCGCCGCTGGTCGGTCAGGTTCGGAATTTCCGAACCTGACATCTTCGCCCGCTGCGCCGCAACCGTCTTGTCGCTGACCCCGCAGTGCTTGGCGATCTTGCTGTCGCTCAGGTTCGGCCGCAGTGCCAGCGCGAGCCGCACCGCCTTCTGCTTGTCGGCGGTCGTGCGCTTCAGCCCGTGCTGGGTGTTGGCACCCGCCGCGTGCCACCGAGCGTCATCGCGGCTGCCCTTGATGACCTGCGCCTCTGTGTCCTTCTCACCGCGCTTCCGCGCCGCGTGGTAGCGGTGGAAGCCGTCCGCCAGCCAGTAGGTCGAGCCGTCGTGGTAGCACACGATCGGCGGGAGCTTCTCCTTCCGCTCCATGGCGTCCGCGTACTCGGCGACGGTGTCGTCGTTGAGTTGCACGCGCGCCTGATTCTCTGACTCGTAGTCGATGCTGTCGAGCATCACCTTGCGCACGCGCCCAGCCTTTGTGCTCTTCGTGGGCGTGTGACCGCTAGCCGCGCCGCTGCGCGGTATCTTTCGTTCTGACATGTCGGTTTCCTCTCTCTGTGCCTCGGATGCGTGAATGCGCGCGTGCTACTTGCGCGCGTGCGCTGTCAGTGGCGCGACGGCGCCGCTTTCGATGAATGCCTTCAGCGTTGATCGGGAGTACCGCTTGTTGCGACCGACGCGCGAGCATGGAATCGCTCCGGTCTTGGTCAGCGTGAACAGCGTGCGTTCAGAAATGCGAAGGTACTTCGCCGCCTCGAACGGAAGGAGAATCTCGACCTGTTCCGCCTGTTGAGTTGTTCGCATCATGCACGGCATTATCGTTGTCCTGTCACATCTCGCAAGCAAGAACATCCTTTTTGTGCTGCAAACAAGCATGCTTCTGATGACTGCTCTTGATTGCAATTTCGGAAGTTTGGTGAAGTTTGGTGAGGTTTGGTGAGGTTTCAGCAATCCCGCGATTCGCTGCCTCACGACCACACGAGCGTGGCGCGGTTCTTCTTCCCCTGCTCCACGATCTTCGAGAGGAACTCATTGGACCGCCGCTGCTGCGCCACCATGTCATCAGCGCCGCCGAACATGCCGCCGAGCGCCGCCGCGTTGAAGCCGCCCATCGCGCTCATGCGCGTCTCGATCTCGGCGACCGACTTGTCGAGCTTCTCCTTCACATCCTTCACCTTGGGCAGATCGAGCTCCGGCGGCGTCGGTGCGCCGATGTCGAGCGGCGCGATCTCGCGCTTCGTGCGCTCCGACTCGCGGCGCGCCTTCGCGGCCTTCGCCGTCAGCGCGTCGAGCTCCTTCTCCGCGTCCCTTGCGCCGAAGTCGATGAGCGGCGCGATGCCGCGCAGGATCGCTGCCTGCCCGCCGAGATCGCCGAGCCCGGGAATCTTCGACAACAGCTCGCTCACCTTCGCGACGAACGGAATCACCGCGTCCTGCACGATCTTCGCGAGGCCGCGCAGGAAGGCCGCCTTGAGCCCCGCGATCGCGACCTCACCGGCAAGCGCGAGGTCGCCCGCCGCGATTGCGTCGGTCACGCCCGTCCATGCGTCGCGGATGTCATCGGTGAGGCCGACGGCCGCATCCCACACGGCGACGAACGACGAGGCCGCCTGCGACAACAGGCCGGTGGCCCATGCGATCGCCACGCCCACGGCCGCGATGCCAGCGACGGCAAGCGCCGCAGGCGCCGTGACCGCCGCCCATGCCGCAGTCGCGGTCGGAACGATCGACGCGAAGGCCACCGACAGCGCGGACATGGCCGCGCCGAGCACGCCCACGACAACCGCGCCGCCCTTGATCGCCACGCCGAGCGCGATCAGCGCGCCGCCCGCGACGGTGGCCGCAGTGCCGACCGCAGCGATGGCCGCGCCGCCCGCGACCAAGCCGAAGACGAGGCCTTGGTTCTGACGCACGAACTCGATCACGCGGCCCGCGAGGCTCTGCAGCACGCCGACGAAGGCCTGCGCGGGAGGTAGCAGCACCTCGCCGATCGCGACAGCCACGCGGCCGAACTGGTCCTGAAGCACCTCGATCTGCGTGCCGAGGGCGTCGGCGGCGTCCGCCGTCTCGCCGCTCAGGCTGAATCCCATCTGTCGGGCCTTCTCGCGGAAGGCCTCGATGCCGCGCTTCAAGTCACCACGCACCGAGCGCGGGGGTTGACCCGGCGCCGACGGCTTCGACTTCCTGCGGATCGAGTTTCGGGCGACGGTGCGAATGTACATCGCGTTCCGCCGAAGGCCATCGAACGCGATGCGCTCCACCTCGGTGGCGAGCACCGCGCGGTCGAAGAAGCTCGACTTGTCGGCCTTCATCGTGAACATCGTCTGTGTCCTGTCTGAAAGGTCTCGTGCGAGTGTCCCCGCACGAGACCCGAGTCGAGCATCCGTTGCTACGACAAGAAAAGAAAAGAGCCCGCGCGGATCGCTCCGCACGGACCCGGCGAGGAAGTCTGTTACGCGGTGCCCTTCATGAACACGCTCGCCTGCTTCTGTCCGAACGCGCAGCCGAAGTCGTGGTAGATGCGCCACTGGTACGACAGCGAGTTGGGGTTCGTGTCGAAGCCGAAGGTCTCGACCGTCGGCACCTCGACGCCGTTGAGGAACGCGACCACGAACGGCACGGACTGCGGAGCGGTGAACAGGTACCAACCGTTCGCGCTCGCGTTCGTGAAGCTCGCATTGGAGAGACGCGACTCGGTGGCGAGACGGACCGCCGCGCGCGCGGGGTTGCCCGTCGCGGCGCCGTCGGCGGTGCGCTCGAGGAACTCGCTCTCGAGCGCCTGCTTCGCGGTGTACAGGAGCTCCGGCGGCACGACGAGCACGGACGGCACGAGGTCGATCGAGCGGCCCTGTGAGTCCTTCTGCTTGAGCATCTGCGCGATCGCGTTCGTAAGCGAGGTCACGCTCAGCGCGGTGCCCGCGCCGGTGAGGTAGTTCGAGTTGCCCGCGCTGTAGAAGCTGCCGCCGTTGTCGAGGATCGTCTTCCACACGAGGTCGTTCAGCGTGCGCGCGGCCATCGAGCCGAACGCGCGCGCGGCCGAGTCGAAGATGCCGATATCGTCGTTGATGATGTCGCGACGATCGACGCCGAGCGTCTTCGCGAAGGTGTCCACCTTGTAGGTGAGGGTCTTCTCCTCGCCCATCGTCGCGTGGTTGACCTCGCCGCCCGGGGGCAGCTGGTCGAGCTTGTCGGCGATGTACGGCTGAATCTCGGTCGCGGTGCGGAAGTCGCTGACGCTGCGGACGGCAGCGAACGATCGCCAGCTCGCGGGCGCCTCGCCGTAGGCCTCCATGAGCATCCGGCCGACGGTGTCGCCGAGCGCGTTCGGAAGCGACACGCCCGAGAGCGCGGCGCGGATCAGGTCGTTCTTGTTGCCGCGCGGGATGTCGCGGCCTTCGGCGCGGAGCGCGAACTCGCAGGCCTCGACGAGCGAGCCGATGCGGTGCGCGTCTGCGGCCTCGAGCGCGTGGACGCCGTAGGCCTTCTCCGCGATCTTGACGCCGCCGGGAAGGCGACGCAGCACGCTCGCCGCGATGATGTCGCGTGCGGGCGCTGCGGGCGCGTCGCTGCCGCTGCGGGGCGCGCCCATGACCGGACGCGACGCGCGCACGATCTCGAGCATGCGGCCGCGCAGCTCGTCAAGCGTGATGTCCCCGTTGATGGCCTGCGCCTTGAACTCGGCGACGCCGTCGCCGTTGACGCCGCGCACGATGTCGTTGATGTCCGCAAGCCGCTTGCGCTCGCTTGCCCGAATGTCGTTCTCCGTCATGCTCATTCCGTTCCCCTTTCGATGGGTGTTTTGTTCCGTGTCCCTTGCCTTCG